ATCACGGACCGCCTTGGTCGATGGGATATCAGGATAGGTCTGGGCCATGCGTTCCTCGGTCAGTAGCCTTCAGCGGCCCAGCTGGCGTTGCCGGCCACCGATGCTTGGGTTGCAGGATTGATGAGGGTCAGCTGGAACCCGCTTGTCGTGATGGTGCCGATCTGCGGCACGGCGATCGTTGCGCCGCCCTTGAACGTCGCCTGGACTTCGGGCGGTGCATTGAATGGCTGGCTGAAAGCGACCGTCATTCCGCCGATAGGAACCGCAACTGTGCCACGATCCCGTACATCCGGAACGTCCACAATGAATTTGGCATCGGTCAGCGCGATCCGGCTGGTCGAAGTGCTTGGCGCTGCGAGCGCCAAACGAATAAGCGCATTCGCGTATTCGTAGTCACCAGGCGTCAGGTCTCGGAATGCGCTGAAGCCAAGAGGACGTGCCTCGGCGATCAGCGCTGCAAATCCCTCGTCATCCAGCGCAGTCGTCCGGAAAGCGAGGTCTGCGATGACGGCCTCTGATGCGCGGAGGATCCGATCCAGCAGAGTCAGCTGTTCGAACGACGGCTTGGTAACGGCATTCCCTCGCGCATCTGCAATTGAGATCTGTTCGGCGATCTGCGCAACGAATGAAATCAGATCAGTGTAGGTCTCCGCGAAGGCCAGGCTACGAAGGCTGCTCTGAATGGATTTAGCTGCACGAAGGTCTCCGAGAGTGAACGCGCTGTTGCGGGGTGTAACGGCATTGCGCGTAGGTTGTTCGGTAAACGCCGTGCTCTCAGTGATGGCTTGCCCGATGCTGGCAGCGTCCTGTTCGAGTGTGCTCCACGCCTCATTGGCGCTAGTGATGGGGTTCTTTGACACGCTGTCGACCAGCCCCAGCATCTCTGCGAACGGCGACTGGGTCGTTTGGCGCAGCGCAATTTCGCCGATACCGATCGACTCCGCAGCGGTCAGAATGAACGCGATGAGATCAATGTACGTCTCCGCAAGTGATAGGGCCTCAGCTGCGCTTGTTGTTGCGGCGAAAGCGTCCGCATCGGCGAGTCCAAGGCTCTCGCTGTCATTGACAATCGGCAGACGCGCTTCAACCGGCGCAAGCAGAAGACCATCGCTTTCTTCGGCGAGAAAGCTCGTGGCGCTGGCGTCCTGCCAAGCCTTCCCCGCCTCAATCGCGTCCCAGCTGAAGGCAGCGTTACCCCAGACATAGGCTGTGCCTGGTGTTGTGGTGATCGTGACCGGCACGCGTCAGCTCATTGTGAAGGTAAAGCGCTGGGTCAGCGTGTCGTCGGCGCCCTTGTTGATGACCGCGAAAACGACGCGATCCAGCATGGTGCCAGCGCTGGCCGCGTTGAAGACCCCGGCCTCGGTGATGGCGCCGGTTGCCTCACCCGCATTGAAGGTCGCCTCGAACTGAAACACCTTGGTACCCGCCGTGTGGATGAAGATGGCTGCTTTGCGCGCCAGTTCGGTCACGAGAGCGGTGTTTGCCGCAGCGGCCGCTGTGGTGCCGGTGCCGACTGCGATATGGCTCATGACGCCCGGGCGACCCGTTGAGAGGCCGACCGCCTGCGCGATGAAGCTAAAGCCCGCATTGACGATGAGGTTGTCTTTGACCCGGACGATGACGGAGCCGTCGGGTTTGACGAGCCGTGCCTCCAGGCGTCCATGCAGACAAAAGCCGTCCGTTCCGGCTTTCCGGCCCAGACGGGCCAGAAGCTCGGCGAAGCCGATCTTCATGATGATCTCCTATGCGGGGTGTAGCTGTGCGCCGGTGAAGGCGCCTAGCGGTGCGAGTGGCGCTGCGCCCGATGCGGTCAGTCCAGTCTGGGCGGAGGCGACAAAAAGCCTGCGCGTCGTCGGTGTCTGGCAGATGCCGAAGGTGATGATGTCGCCCGAGCGCCGCAGCAGTGCGGCGGTCACGCGCTTGCCGTGGTCATCCTCAAGCGCAAAGGCGCCATCCTCTGGCGACCAGATCAGCCGCAGCGTGCCGGCATTGCCAGTCAGCGCGAGATAGACGGTTGGCTCGTCGAGGACCTGATCAAGCCGGACGTCGAAAGTGGTGGAGAATTCCGACGGGATGGCGATCGACCAGCCGGCCTTGGTCCCGCCGCCAACCTTCAAACCCTGATCGAAGCGCGCAGGCGCATAGGTCAGGCTCTGTGCCTGCGCTGGGTTCTGCCCGCGCATGCCTGTCAGGGCGCCCGACAGCCGGAAACCTTCGATCAGGTCATTGGCATATGGTGCCTCGACCGCGATCTGGCTGCGAAGCGACGCGCCGTCCACATCTCCAAGCGGTAGCCAAGCGGAGGAGGCCTCCGGATCCTGCCAGGCGAAGCTCGCAGTGTCCCAAACCAGGTCGTCAGCCGGCGTCGTGCCGACATGGGCCTCGATCCAGTTTCGAGCCCGCCATGTCCGCCCGAAGGAGACCGGAAAGACATATTCGCCGCGCGCGACGGTCGTCGATCCACTGCGCGCAAGGGCAAGCAGATTGCCGCCGATGATCTCCATCCCCTGCGTGACGCCTGGCCATCCCAGCGTTTGGCGGTCACTGACCAGGACGGCGTTGCGGCCGGTAAGCGGCGCTAGTCGCGTGGTCGCATAGGCGGCGCCCTCGCTATAGAGCCCGGCCGAGGAGATGGCTTTGAGCCAGAACGTCTCGTCCGTCGCTTCGCGGATCGGCCAAAGGGCAAAAAGGTGGTTGCCGGCGGCACGCCCAACGAAGCGTCCGGTGCCCCAGGTCGTTCCTGCCCGCAGCTCGTATTCGACGCCCGTTCCTTCGACAGGCTCCCAGGACGCTCGGACGTGATCACCCTGGGGGATGGCATCGAAGGCCGCTACGTTCACGGGAGGTGCGACGGCCGCCGCGACGCTGCTGGTGGCAAGGCTAACCAGGCCGATCTCATCGATAGCCTTGATGTGAAACACCCGCTCTCCCGCGTCGGCCAGGGCGACAAAGAGCGTCATGCCGCGATGGCGGGTGGTGACAAGCGTCCCGGCATCCCAGGATGCGCCCATCCGGATTTCGTAGCCGACGAGATCAAGCGCTGAGACCGGCTCCCAGGATAGCTGGACACCGTCTGCTCGCCGTTCTGCAGCGAAGCCGAGGACATCTGCGGGCGGCGTTGTGCGTCCCACGACTTGGTGCGCCAGTACCTGCGTCCAGTCGGAGGCAATGCCGTTCCGCGTTACAAAGCGCAGGCGCAAATCGTAACTTTTGCCATCTTCGACCGGCTGGATGGCGGCGGTCAGGGTATCGGCAGGCTGCGTCGGTACTGACGCCCATGGACCGGCGCTGCCCGTCTCCCGGTAGCGGATTTCGATGCCGTCAGGTGCATTGGTGGCATCGGAGCCAGGGGGATAGAGGCGGACCAAAATGCGCGGCGTGGACCTGCCGTCGGGGCCGCGCACCAGCACGGTCTCATCGGAAATTGTCGTCCAAACCACGGGCGGCGCCGGGCGCACCAGTTCGATCTGTGCCGGCCGGGTGATGTAGCTATCGAATGCTGGAATCGGGCCCGTATCGGCTTGGTGAACCCCTGGCGCTGCGGGGATCAGGATCAGCTTGGCGGAGAGGTTCGGCCCCGGCTCGATCCCTTTGACCAGCATCGGCGCCGCCTCGCGCCCCGCCTCGCCGAACTGAAAGAGATCGCCAGGTTCAGGCGCCAAAGCCTCGGCAAGATGCGTGGCCAGCGTCACGCTCCGCGCATCGCCAGGCACTGTTACCAGCGGGAGCACTTGGCTCGCTCCGTCAGCGCGCCGCACACGCAGCGCGTAGTTTTTGCCCCCCTCCATGGGTGCGGGCTCATCCAGCAGCAGTCCCGCGACCAACCCGTCCGCCAGGATCCGCGCCTTGATCCGTCCGCTTGCCAGCCCGACCAGGATCACGTCATGGGCGAACATGACGAGGTCGCCATCGGTGGCGCGCAGTGCCTCCACGTCCTGGTAGACCTCATGGGTCTCAGGCCGAAGGCGTCCTACAGCCAGATGATAGCGCCCCTCGCGCCATGCCTGTTCAGCGCGCGTGCATGCCATCATGTCGACGGTCTCGAAGCGCGAAGCATTCGCCGCGCTGTAGCCATCGGCGTAGACGATCCGCTCGTCCTCCTGCCAATCCTTGTCCGGATTGATAAAGCGTACCTTCAGCGCATGCGGCAGATCGATGAACTGCTTGCGGCCGACATAGTTGAAGGAATTGCGCGGCGTGATGTGCAGCACCGGCACGCTCTGCGGAACATCGCGCACTACGGAGTGCTTGCCATCGCGAATGCCGTAGCGTGCACGGGCATGGGAGGCGATGTCTCGCAGCGCCTCGACGACGGAACCGCCTTCGACGATGCCATCAAAAGTCCATTTCGGCTGTCCATCCTGCGCCGGAGCCTCACAAGCCTCCGCCCAGGCACTCATGGCAGGCAGATCAATCCGCTCATCGCCGATAAGCCGCGTGTTGCCGCGCCGGCGCAGCACGTCGCAATAAGCCCAGGCGGGATTGCGGGTCAGTTGCCAGGACCAGGTCGAGCCGTTCCATACCTCCAGGTAAGAACTCGCAAGGCAGCTGATCTGCTGCAGTTGGTTGTTGATCTGCTCATAGGCCTTGAGCCGGAGTGCCACCATGGCAAGTCCCGTCATGGTGACGGGCGCGGCGTTGGTGATGGTGCGCAGCGCCGAGAGCGTAACGGTATCGATCAGCCGCGGATTGGTGGCGTCCGCCGTGGTCCGGCGAAGACGGATTTCGTACTGGCCGGTCTCAGGCGTGTCGAAGCGCCCGCCGCGCCGAACCGGCGACGACGAGGAATCCGTAATCGTGATCTCGCCGGCGGTCTCAAAGCCCGCATCGCCACCGGCTTTCCAGGGGATCGGCTGCCAGGTCGCGGCGCCGACCTCGCGGTATTCAGCATCGAATTCGACCGTTGCGTTTGAACGCTCGCCCTGGTCGTTGAAAAAGGCGAGCCCCCGATCGAAGGAAAGGTCGAGATTGATCTCGCGCGCATCGGGCCTCGAAGTGATGGTGCGCCAGCTCCCCGAGGCCGTCAGCGCGATGGAAAGAGCGTCCTCCTCGATACGCTGGGTGTAGAGCGTGATCGGCTGATCGCTCGGCCAGCCCTCACGGATCTCCACTTCGGCGCCATCGAAGGCCGAGAGCGGAGTCGAGCCGATCCGGATATCTTCGATCTTCAGGGGGCCATAACCCACCAGCAATAGCAGGCGCATGTAGCGCTCATTCCCGATCGTCTCTGTGTAGGGCTTTGCGGCGAGGATCGGGAAAAGCCGCCGCGTGCCATAGACACGCGGAATTGGGCCGTAGGGGTTGAGGCGATTGGTAGTTCCCGTGATGGCGTAAGTGGGCGTCGACAGCCCGGCATCATTCCCGCGCAAGGATTGAGCAGGCGTCGGGGCGATCGCATTGACCAGTAACGACCCGAGCATGGTGATGGCGCCTGCGATGACGAGCTTGGTGAGCCCCATCGCAGTAAAGACGCCGGCTGCGTTGACGGCGGCAACGTTGACGCCAAAGAAAGCCGCCGTGAGCGCCGGCGCTGCCCAGGCCGCAAAGGCGATGACGGCAATGGCGCCCATGATGGCGAGCGGGTTCTTGCCACCGCCGCCGCCCATGGCGTTGACCCGCACAAAGAGCCGCGCAATGGGCTTTGGGCGAACTTGGGCCCACCAGTCGCGCGGCACCTCCTCGTCATCGACAAAGACTTGCAGGTAGGGCCAGTAGCGCTCCGGCAGGTCGGAGGCTTCGAGCATCTGCGCAAGGCTGAGACCAACGGGCGCAAACCTCTCCTCCCGCTCAGTTGAGAAGGGGCGGGCGACCAGCGTCCAGCGCAGCTGCGTCTCGAACTGCGTGGCATCAAGCGGCATGACGGTAGAACCCAAGGACGCGCCGTTCCCAGCGGGAGCCGGCCGTGAAGCGTTCAAGAACGCTGTCGCAGTTCTGTTCGACGTGCAGCATGAAGCCCGGCGCCACGACGACGCCGACATGGATAGGCCGGCCCATGACGCGTAACAGAACGCCGTCGCCGGGCTGCTCATCCCCCTTGGCGATCGGACGCCACAGGCGGATCCGTTCATCCATCAGCGCGGCCAGGAGGCCCCTGTCCTCACCGTGATGGTAGGCAATGCCCTCGTACTCCGGCACGGCGCCCGCGAAGCGCTCGTTGATGACGAGCCGCAGCAGCCCGTAGCAATCAAGCCCGTCCCGATGACGGCCACCCTCCTTGAAGGGCAGGCCGATATACGTGCCGGTCCAATCGGGAAGCTCCGCGGCGCCAATCTGTCTAATAATGCTTGACATATGACCAATATCGTTTTACAAACATCCAGTGATCGTCAGCTTCCGAAGCAAAGCCCTGCGCGACCTCTTCCTCGACGACGACCCGAGCGGCATTCGTCCGGATCTGGTGGAACGGGTGCGTGGGCGCATACAGGCGCTCCATCGAGCAAAGACGCTGGACGATTTGCGTCTGCCCGGGTGGCGGCTGCACATGCTGCAAGGCAAACCGAAGCGCCACGCCATTTCCGTCAACGGCCCGTGGCGGATCACGTTCGAATGGATCGGATCGGACGCGGCTCGCGTCGATCTGGAGCAATACCACTGAGGAGATACCCCATGCCTCGCGAGTATAAGGTTCGCACTGCGCCCAAGATGCGCCCCCCGCACCCTGGATCGATTTTGCGACTCGATGTTCTGCCGACCCTCGATATCTCCGTCGTCCAGGGAGCACGCGAGCTAGGCGTATCGCGTCAGTTGCTACACGGCATTCTGTCCGAGAAGCTTCCGGTTTCCGCAGAGATGGCCGTGCGATTGGGCAAGTGGTGCGGCAACGGCCCGCATCTGTGGATCGCCCTGCAGCGCGATTACGACCTCTGGCACGCCGAGCAGAAACTTGTCGATGCGATCGCCGCGATCCCAACGCACGAAGCGGCCTAAAACGCTCCCGGAAAACGCGCAGGGGTCATCTGCTCGCAGACGGGTTCGGAGAGGATGTCCTCGTAGACAAGGTCGCCCGAGATCTCGCCTGCATCCCAGGTGACATTGCGCAGCCGCATGCCCGCATATTCCACTTCGATCACATCAGGCTGGTCCGCCAGGACCACCCGGAGTGTCACGCTCGGTGGCTCGCTGATGTTGCGCACTTCATCGACTATCAGCCGCTCCGTATTGTCGATGCGGATGCGCGCGATCATAGGGCGGTCCTGACTTTCGGGCGGCAGTTCCACCTCGAAGGGGTAGCCAATGAAGGTCCAGCCCTGGTGGATGACGTCAACGTTGTCATTGGCGACGCGGATGGGCGTTGAAAGACCAGTCGCCGTGATCTCAAGCAGGACGAGCCAGACCTTATCGGAGGCTTCGGCATGCGCCGCCGACCGTGCTTCGGGCGATATCGCCCTCACGGCATTTGCTCCAGTTTAACCGCGACCGAGAACAGCGTTCCTGTGACGGCCGATACGCGAGGCGCTTCGACAAAACGGAACTCCGCGGACGTCCCCTCGCGTGGGTGAACCCAGTCGAAGGGCAAGGCACCGCCGGCTGTGGTTTCCTCGAAGAAGCTCTTGAAGGTTGCGGCCTGCGCCGCGTTGACGCGGAACGTCACCTCGATCTGGCGTGGCGCTGCCGTAAACCGGCGCCGGGTTTTGGCTGCGCCAGTCTCCATGGCCGTGCGCAAGACCGTGTCGGCAAAGCGCTCTTGGTAGCCACCGACGGTGGGACGCTGCGGCAGGCTCGAAGGCCAGACGATATTGGCCATCTCTCAAACCCGCTTAGTCAAACGGCGCGAGCCATAGGTCTCGCCCTGCGCCCGATCGAGGCGTCCGCTTCGGATCGCTTCGTCGATCTTGTCCTCGATGAAGATAGCGATCTCGCGTTTTCCATCGGTGCCACGTCGCTGTTCGGTGCGCGCAGGCGGCTGATCGCGACCAATACGCATATCGTAGACATTGACCTGCACATCATTCGCCGGCGCCGGCATGCGCATGCGATCGAGACGCTCCGAATTCCATCGATGACGCGGATCGTTGCGTGTCAGAACTTCCTCGCCACGCAGGCCGACAAAAGGCACCTCATCCGGCCGCAAACCCAGCATGCCGCCTGCGTGGAAACGCTCAGCCCCTGCAAAGGCGCCGAGTGCCACCAGCCTGGTGTGGGATGGCGCTATGCCGATCAGGCCACCGGCATGCGCGGCTCCGAATAGCCCTGAGAACCAATTTCCGATGCCCTCAAAAAAGCCCGGGCCTGAAGTCGCAGCGGCTGTCCCCGCAGCGCTTGCCCCAGCCTGCGCAGCGGCTTGTGGCGCCACCACACCAAAGAGGCTCGGGAATGCCCCCACGATTTGCGTGGTGATCGGCAGGATGAATTTTTGTTCTATGAGCGTTGCAGCGATGCGCGCTGCCATACGCCGGAACAGGCCCACCGCACCTTCGGCGAGGTTGGCAAAGACGCTCTTTCCGGCTTTGCCGGCATTGGCGAAGCCATCGACCAGGAAGTTCGATATGTCGCTCGACAAGCTCTTTGCCTGATTGCGGATATCGTTGAAGTAGCGCGCCTGCTCGCGAAACGCGGCAGCGGCATCCTGCGCCTGGAGCACCTGTTCATCGACGCCGCCAAGACGCTCACGCATGCTCTGCATGCGACGCTCACGCTCGATGGCAAGTTCTGCGGCCCGTCTCTCCGCAGGATCGCTCAGACGCGCAGCTTGTGCCTCCCGTTCGGCAATGTCGCGGTCATTGGTCGATGTGCGTCGCTCGCGGGCTAGCATGCGGACGCGTTCGGCAGCGGCCTGTGCTTCGAT